GTTTGTTGGTGTAATAGAAGGCGTGACTGTGTTGGATGGAGTTACAGTGGGAGTAGTTGTTTTGGTTGGAGTTACAGTGGGTGTAGGTGTATTAGTAGGCGTCCTCGATGGGGTAACTGTAGGGGTAACAAAAAATCCATTTTCATGAAAATTTTTAATTTTAAAATTTATTGTATCTTTTTCGACATTTGTACTAAACCCTATACAGCCATAAACATACTGAGGTAAGTCATAAGTTAAATTATATTTAAAAATATTATTGTATTTGCCGTCACCTATCTTATGATCTAGTATAACAGTTTTACCTAAATTAGTAAGTCTTGCTCTAAATGTATTATACCCAGTCGTTTGCGTTGAATACAAATAAAAAGGTTCTTCAAACGCAGATGTATTTAAAGGGGGTGTTTTATATAGGAACTCATAATTCTGCTCTTTACCGCTTCTAAGTGTAATAGTATTTGGCACTTCTTCATTGGGACCGGTAAGACCAAAATAATTACCAGATCCAAAGCGACCGCTGATATCAAACCCTATTGCAAGTACGCTATTATCTGCTCCTCCGAAAACTACAGGAGTACTAGTACAAATAATATCAAACGGTGGAAACGGGTTAGGGAAACAATTTACATTAGACAAAGCACTTAATGCTGTTACCCCTAATCCCGGTCCTACTGCACCACCTTTAGGAGATGAAATACTCTCTGTAAAGAATAAACTGAACCCGTCTACACCTGATAACCCTGCACCAGAACAATTATAGTCAAAAGATATTATAATATCCTTAGATGTATCTATAGTTTTATAATCGTATAGTACGGATGCTTTATCAGCTGAGGTTGTTTCGTAGAAGGTAGGCATATTAATTAAAAATAAACGTTCCGTTAATATTCTGCCCAACAGGGCCAGCAATGCTTTGTGTTGCGTAATAGGAAGATAGAGCACTAGCAAAATTTACAGTAAATACGTCAGGTAATAGTTTAAACATAGAATTGCTTATATTAGTTATAACACCATTTACATATTTAAAGAAAGTTTTATAAACGTAGAAGCTATTAGCTATATCTTTGCCTAACCAAGTTATAGTATATAAGCCTGTCTCATTGTTATAGTTAAACAAAGGCTTATCTATTTTTATTATATTAACTTCAATATCATTACCTGATAATGAAAACATTTTTAAGTAATCAAAATTAAGTTCGCTATTATTTACTTGCGGGTAAATTTTATTAAACGTCAAATTAGAAGAATTAATAGCGTAAATCTCAGGGTAAATAATTTTATAATTAGTAGCACTAAGCTCACTATAAAGAATTGTTTTGCAAAAGAATAACGTATCTATTTCTTCATTATACCAAACAGTAGAAAGTTTTTCTATTTCTTTAAAATCTCCTCTTTTAAAATAACAATCATTTTTAGTAATGTCTATATTTCTGTTTTGCTCATAATCAAAAACTATCTTATCAACTAAAATATAATTTTCTGTTTCAAAAACAATAGTATCGTATAATATATCAAAATTAATTAATTTTTTATTAAGTTCTAAATTAATATCTGAATTATATTTTAAAAACATTCCGCTTAAAGCAGCAGAAGCAGGCCCTATTATTGACGAGTTCGAATTTCTATAGTATAGACTACCGTAGTCCAGGAAGTTTGTTTCATACAACGTTCTCTTGCTTTCAATACCAGACAACCCTTCTATAACTTGTGTATTTCTAAATGGTATTTTATAATCCATAAAGTTACTCTTTTCAATATAAGAAACTGAAAACACATTATCATCTCCACAGGGTGAAGCGCTGTTATATGTAAAAATACTACCATCTATATTTCTATAGACAGAAAGGGGTGGTGAAAAAGTATATTCACCGGGATATATAAAATTAGCTCTAAACCCTGGCCCGTTTAAGTTAACACCGCCATCAACAAGTTCACCATAGTATAAATTGGCGGCTTCAGGGTCAAATGTTGGTTCATCCGAAGATGTATCAGGCAATAGCCCGCTTGCTGGTGAAACAAACGTTTCACCGTCCATTACTGAGCAGTCAAATTTTACTAAAATTTCATCAGGGCAAAATGTATCTGGTTGAAATCTGTATGAAACAATTAGCCCTGTTAATGCTGGTAAAGCAAATTCAGGTATACCGTTATCATACATAGATGCAGACAATGGAGAGGGTGTTAAATAGTTAGGACCTTGCACATAATAACCCGTTCCAGGTGGTATGTTTGTTGTTGTTTTTAAAAGTATACCAGTATAATTTTTTATAGGATTATATTCTGTATAATCAAAATTATATCCTGAAACGGCATCAAAAAATACGTGACCGTCGATTGTTGTACAGTAATAGATTTTTATACCACCTTGATTAGCGGGTGTATTAGATAACTGTTTGTTTGGGTGTACATCTTTATATAATACGTAATCATTACCATAGATATCGCTCTTTGACTGGGTTATAGTCTTATTAATTGAATATAATTTTTCTATTCTGTTTTCTATCGGAAATACGTTTTGCGGTACAATTGGAAATACATCTTTATTTGACCAAACACTTTTTTTGTACCCTTCAAAAAAATCTTGTGAGTCGGTATACCTAGATAGTCCTTGAAGACCTAGGCCTAAAGATTGCTCCCTAGCTTGATAGGCTCTTAGGGTTTGAAAATATGGGCTGCTAACTGTATCTCCGAATTTAAATTGATTAGAAAAGTCTGTTTTAGTTAAATATGACAAATCAGTATATATAATTGGTGAATTAAATTCTTCTTCAGTAAGACTTGAGATATCACCATAAATGCTAGGATCGGGAAATATATAAACAGTATCGGCACTTAAGCGAGATCTATTAATTGTAGTAGCTAATCCAAAACTATGAAAATTTGAAAGGCCTATCTTATCTGGTTTAAAAAACAGACCTATATCCTTTGCTGACTTAGTAAAGTCTAGTGATGGTATTGCTGCAACAGTAGGATATCTTTTATTAATATAATTTGCAAATTTATTATCAGCTGCAAACAATCTACCTGAAAGATAATCTACACCAGTTGAATTAGTAGAGATATAATAATAATCTGTTCCTAAAAACTTTGTAATTTGATTTAACTTTACAGTTAGATTTAAATTATTAGAATTTTCAGTATTAATTGTATTTATAAAATCAGCATCTTTTAAATATTCTAAATCTGAAGCAGAGAGATTTGGTAGATTTATTGCAAAGTTATTTGTACCTAACTCTATTGCAAAGAAAGGATATGAAGTTATTGTATTTAAAATTGTTTGTTCAAAGTTTAAAAATAAATTAGGGTCAATGTCGTATTGGTTTGTTGAAAAATATTCTTCTCTTTGACCAGATAATACATCATAAGATGAAGGGGGTAAATTTGGGCTTATGTCGAAATAATTTTGATTAATATCATACAGTTCCTCAATGTCTACAACCATGTTATTTCGTATATCAGATAATGAAAGATTTAAAGTTCTTATTAAGTCTGTCAAATCTTCAGTTTCGAGAGATTTAGATATTTGATTATAAATTAAATTTTTTGTACCGTAGATAGAACCTTTAAGATTATATTGAACTACCGATGTTTTTACATCATCTCGTAGAGTACTATAATATAAACATATATCTTTAATTTTTTTCGCGAAAAACGGTACGGCAACTGCTAAATCTCTATTATTACTATAATCTATATTTTTTAAAAAACGCCTTTCATCAGTTGAAGTAAAGGACAGTACAATTTCATTTATAAGAAGAGTATAAAGCGATTTAGTTATAGCAACTTGCTCAGGTTTAGCTATATTTTTAACTTCGTACCAATTGTTTAAATAAGACTGGTATCTTAAGAGAAAGTCGTCAGCATTAGTAAATAGCGCATTGTTATATTTCAACCAATTTTGAAACGATAGAGGCGAATTAGCGTCTACAGGGCTTTCAGGTGATACCAGAGAGGTAATAGAAACCGATAGTTTTTCATCTATAAATCTATTGTTTCCTAACATTTAAGTATTTAATTGTTATATACGATGTTACTACCACTTAAAAACAGTCTTAGCCCCTTAGTTAACTCATAACTTAAGATATTTTGCATAATGCCGTTGTCTCTCTTCCATTCATTAAAAGAACTATTAGAGAATGTCAAAGTGTTCAAAGAATTATCCCAATCAATAACATTATTATAAATCTTAGTATCAGGAATAGGTTTATATTCGTAAAACTTATAATAATCTGATATTCTATATCCTGATAATCCTTGAGGAGCTACCAATCCCCAGCCCCAATTTACATTGTAATCTGAAAGAGGTAGAACATATCCATAATTATACCCATGTATTATATTACTATTTACAACATTATAAATATCTGAAAATATCTCTCTAACTACTATTGGATACCCACAAGAAATAGTACTTGTAAGTGTTGAGAATTCTGTTAATTTTGATGGGTCTCTTAAAAATATTATATCGTATTGATTTAAATCGCCCCATAACTTTTTATGCTTAATAGATAAAATATTAACTAAGCGTAAGAGCTGTGGAGGAAACGGATAATTATATTGCTCAAATTGTACAGAGAGTTCATCACAAAAAGATAATAGTTGATCGAGATTACAAACATCTATATCAGCTGTATTTTGAACGTAGTTTGCAATTTTTTCGTATATCGTCTTACCTAGTTCATAAGGCATTGAATTAATATCTCCAACTATACTTCCAAGAAAATCATTAAAAAATATTGTCTTATCTTCTAAGTTTTCAGTAAAGATAAGGTTTTTATAAAATTGTTCAGTATTAAAGTTTTCATTTATTTTCTGAATATTGTATACTCCGGATAAAGGATATATATTAAACAAAGTTGATTCACCGGTTATAACGCGTGTTGTGGTTTCTGCTAACATGTGCTTATTAATCCATCTGCTACCCAACCAGTCTCCGTATGCCTGAAGCTGTTTATCTTCAAATGTAGATGGAACATTGTTAATTGTAGTAGGGGGATAATCTATTTCAATATATTCATATTCTTCTAATGATGATGCAGGCGGTAATAACGTATCAATAAAATAGAGCCTTTGGTCTATATTGTTAATTACCCAAAGATAGGAACTTGTATCAACAGCAATACCTCCAATACTACCAATATAGCTAGTAAAATTACCGGAACCAGCAATATAATCAGTACGCGTACCATCCTCACCGCTAACTCTAGTAACTGTATCGCGGTTATGAACTACCCACGCGTTTTGATTACCGTCAACAGTTAGGTTGCCTATAAATTTAAATCCTGAAAGAGGATATCCGCTTACCAGCGCCCCAGTTGAAGTGTATTTGTAGAGAAAATCATTTCTAGAAGTTAGTGAAGTACCACTAGTAGTAAGATTGTATGTGCTAAGCCATACAAATCTGTTTCTATCAACTACAATTTCTACAGGTGAATGCAGCGCTGACATACCGACCGTAAACAAATAATTTCCATTACTATCATATTTTACTAAAAAGTTAGATGCGGGGTGTGTATAAGAAACCCAAAGATTGTCATCACGATCTGTATCTACAGATGAAGGTAATAATAAGTTTTCACCTGCAAATCCACTAAGCTGAGGTAAATTATAATTTGAGCTAAGACTAAAAACTATATTATTGTAAGGCGGGTATGCTACTGCCTTTACATAACCAAAAGTACTGTCTATTTTTAGACAAGATACAGAATCAAATAAAGCTACCCAAATATCATTGTTTCTATCTAATGTTATACTCCCCGGTGCTGCGCTACTGAGTGTAGGGGAAAGATAGTCAACGTTTATTATTTGAGATGCCGATAGAGTAGGCGCGTTATTCAGAGGTATAGTCAATAAAATATTACCCTCAGCATCGAATTTAAATACTCTATCACTTGTTCCATCGGCAAACCAGGTTTCATAATCTTTTCCTGGTCCGTTTCCTGATGGTGCTACTTGAATTGCATATACATTTCTATTTTCATAGGAGTTAAAATACTGGCGAGATGCAGATATACTTACTACTAAGTAGCCCGGGCAATTACTATAAATTTGCTGTCTAAAAAACCTTAGAAGTTTGTTGTATTGCGGTGCAGCTATCCAGCCAATTAAAGAATCTTTAGGAAAATTGAGCGGGTCTACTACTGTCATTTGAGCAGTTAGCTTACAGTTGTAGGTTGTTTCAGGCGAAACAAAATAACCTTTATAAAATGCTCCTATACTTTGAGGAATTTCTGAGTTAAAATCTTCATAAAATTTAATATTACTAACCGGTACAAAGCCTGTATTGCTTTGTTTAACTAAACTAAATTCAACATCAAAAGCGGTAAGAGTGGATAAAGAAGTATTAATGGTAGAAGATGAAAGAGGCGGGTATGTTTTTGTGGTATAGTTATCTCTATCTTTCATTCTTATAACAAAAGGTATTTCAGTATTTTGCCAGCTTATTTCAGGCATATTAAAGTTTGTTGCAGATAAATAACCTTCACCGTCAATACCGGTTGTAGTGATTGAAAGTCTAGTAGCTTCGTTATGTCTTACTTTTATAATAGGGAGAACCGCGGGTTTTAAATTTTGGAATCCATATGGTGGATAATTAATTGTAGGGAAAGAATTGTGTTGTATTGAATACCAATCTTCAAATTTTGCGCTATCAAAGGTAGCAAAAATAAATATCGGCGGTTCTCTGGTAGTAAAGTTTTTAGCAACATCATCAACATAATAAATCTCTGCTGTTCCCTTAGTGCCTGCTAAAACTGCTCCTGTATCATTTTTATTACATAATTCTAATTTTTTATTTTTTACTCTGACATAAATTTCTTCACTGCTAGTAGTAACCTTACTAACAGATTGAAATTCAAAATTATTACCAACCTTAGCTTTTATATAAAACCTGCTCAAAGCTCTTAAATGTGACCATTTATCATCATAAAAATTATCTATATTTTGATATTGGCCATTTGCACCAGAAGCATACAAATTAATAGTATATCCTGTAGCGCTTAGCGCATTGTAAGACTGCCAACTGTTTTGTCTTTCGATAATTAAAGGATCCTGTATTTTACTTGCAGGTACATCGTAAATAAACTTAATATAATCTTTAAACTGTAATTGATCATATACAAAATCGCGTATTTTTACTTTTGGTCGGTAAGAACTGTCAAAACTATTACCTTGTTTGTCGTAAATAGTGAGTCTTACACTATATTCTCCAGGCCATTCATATTGATGTACTGCGGTTAATTGATTAGAGAAAGTACCATCACCAAAATCCCATCTTATAATTTTATTTGATATATTATCTGTTGCAGTAAGAATAGCAGATGTTGTAAAATCTGGGTAAAACGTTAGCGGTGTATTAGGTAGTGTAAAGGAAGTTAAAGAATATGTACCTGTATAGTCAGATACGTAAAAATATACGTAAGTATAATTTACGAAATTAGCCATTTTTAAAACTCACGTTGTAATGTCTGAATAGATGGTGTTATGACATTAATTTTATCCTTGAAATCAAGAGGATTATTAAGAAATGGAAATTTAAAGTATGGTAGCTTTTCGTCCTGCGTAGTAATTCTTATATCATTAAACGGATATACTGGATTATAAATTAATAAACTAATTCCCGGAATAGTTATAGTATTATCTCCTTCAGTTCTTACTGTATTAATACCCTTTACGCCTTCAATGGCTAATATTTGATTTGTAATATCTGTTAAGCTTATTGTTAATCCTAAATTATCTTTGAGAGTTGAAAAATAATCTTTAAAAATTTGAGCAATTTGTTGTTTTAATGCTTCAGGATTTCTTTTTGCAGTAATATCTCTTTGAATTTCTAGAAACGTGTTTTCAGCTATAGAAGGCGATAGTATTTCACTAGGAAATCTCACTCCTAAATCTATAGCTACGTAAACTGGATCATTAACTATGACTTCTGCAGTAGTAAGCTTAACTTTTTGAAGATCATTTAATATAAGCTGCTTTTGAGCTGTATTTAAATAATTTGTTCTTGTAGTTAGGCTTGTAAGTTTCTCTAGCTTTGGTACTGCATATACATAAACATTGTTAAAATTACACGAATCTGCAAACTTTACCTGGTTAAATAAAATTCTGCTCTCATAATTAGGTTTATCAACACCTAGATCAAAGAAATATTTTAAATGACCGGAAATATAATCCCAATTATTTACTGTAACAGTAGAAGAAATAATATTGCTATAGTTTTTTAACACATAATTAGTAAAATCTTCTGACGTAATAAGCCTATATTGACTTCTAAATGTATTAAGGGAATTTAATTTAATATTATCAACAGATTCTCTCTCTACAAATGGTGTTGATGCATCGATATTTGAGAATATAATTGAATTTGCTTGAGCTTCTGTAATAAGAGTTAAGTTTGACGGGGTTGTATCGGTTTTAATTTGATTAAACCTATTAGTATTATAAAAATAGAGTTTACTATTGTCTAATAATCCAGGTCCCACTTCACCCTTTTTACCTTCTGATTTTAAATAATAAATTGCAACCTGGTCGTTTACGTTTAACTGCTTTCCCGTTACATTATTACCAAATCTAAATTCATACCTACCGTTTTCATTTAATCTTACCTCATATACCTTAGAATTTGATCTTTCTAAGAATAAAGACTGAGTAGGATTCCACTTTTCCCAAGAAGCGTTTTCAATTGTACTGTCTTTTACATAAACATCCAAATTAAAATGATCAATAATAATGTTTTCACCTTCCGTATTGACTAGCGTCATAGTAATTACTTCAAACGGTTCGCCTGTTGAAATATACGTGGGATATTCGTTGTAGCTGCCTTGATATAACAAATTACTTTCTTGTAAATTAGTTAACGCTTCTACTTGTGGAGTATTTTTTGAAAAAGTTACGTCTTGATTAAAAGAATAAGATGCACCATTAATTGTAAAGTAAGAATATCTAGGTATTGTATATGTATTAGCAGGAAGAGAGGCCAATCCAGTAGCCAAAAAAGATAATATTGAAGTTTGATTACCTATAGGGCTATAATTTAAAATCTTTACAATTTTGTTTATGTTTTCATATAATTCAGCTGTAGTAAAAGTGCTTTCTGCTGCAGACCTATTGAGATAAAAGATTAAAACGTGGTATGCATAAGCAATAATATCAATTACAGATGAAAGATTACTACCTTCAAAATTTTGATCGGTAAATACTTTATTTGAATTGAGCCTTGTAGTAATAAGGCTTTTTAAGCTAAGAGCATCGAATGCTACATAACCATCTTTTGAAAGTGTAAAGTCGTTGAATGTTGCCATATTATGTTGTAAAGTTAAACCCTGAATTACTTAATATTCCTACCATCTTAAAACCAGTTACAGGGTCAATAGTTAGTAGAGAAATTATTAATGTAATTATATACTCTTGATTAAGCTCATCTGCAACAACATCGATGCTATTAGTTCTAACTCTAGGTTCAAATCTTGTCAAGCCTCGTAATATATCGTTACCTATAAGGCGAGCAATATCTTCGTCAACTGGATTAAAAAGATATTTTTGCAGGCCTAAACCGAAATAAGGATTTAAAATACGTTGACCCGGTATTGTCGTAAACAAATTATATATAGAGTTTTTTACAGCTGCATAATCATAGTCAATCTTTAAATCTTTAACTTCTTTTCTTTTTAAGAATTCGTTATTTCTTGTATAATCAAGCTGCAAATCAAGTCTTAAGTCGGTATAAAGAAAGTCGCTTTCTGTTTTACTAGGTTCTGCAATAGATTGTACTTTAATAGTAGCCACATATATATTTATGTATGTTTTTATGTTTTAAAAACAGTTTTAAGTGGTGCAAAACAATAAATAATTTAAATGAGCCGTAATTTTGTCAAATTATACGAATCCTGGATGCAACGTTATACGCTAGGTGGTTTTCTGGCAGGTGATCTTGTTATATTTAAAGAGAATGCATTAAGAGACCCCTGGTTTAAAGATAAAGGTATTAATACAGTGGAAAAGATTAAGGAAATGATGAATAGTGGTCTTAATCTAAGAGTTTCAGCAGTAAAGACGATTCTGCCTGCTGTTGGTGGCGCGGGTAACAATGATTACAACAACGGAGAGGTCGTTCTAGATATTACATCTGAAATTGCTCCTGGTAGATATAAGGATTTCGTTACTATTCCTGCACACCTTGTTCAACCTAAAAGTTCATACCCTAATCTCCCTGATGTACCTGAAGTCTTTAAGAAAGACGATCCTAGCAAAAGAACAAACATTAAACCAAAAAAGCTAAAAGATGAAAACCAAGAAGTGCCTTTCCTTTCACCCGGGCAAACAAAGCTTTCTGATCTAGGTAACAAGAAATTAAGTAAGGGTGATAGAGAGTTAAACAATGTAAATGTTAAGATCCCTTCTTCCCCTGCAGTAGGCCACTCAGATCCCGCTAGCTATACAGCTAAATACTTGCCGTAATATTACCTAAAGCTATAAAACAAGCGTAACAGTTAATTTCTTGGTCTACAACAAAACTACTTCTATACAAATGTTCAGCTATTGTAAGAAGATACTGCTTTTTAAGCAATGGTGTTGCTTCATTACTATCAATATAATTAAATAGCGCACGGAGTAAATTTACATAATCAGAATTAAACTGAGATTCGTTTTCAATTAAAGCTTTTCTAAGTTGTAGTACGTTGTTCTTTTTTATTTCATTAAAAATTAACGATAGTATTTCGCCACTATCAATATTAGAAAGATTTAATGAGCCAGTTACCGAAAATTTCTGTAATTCATTTATAGTTTTACGGAGATCGGGGTAATTATCTTTGATAAAAGAAAGTAGCTTAGGCTTAACTTGAGCGGGTACTTCGATTTTTTCTGCTTTTAGAATATATCCTACGCGTTTTACAACACCATCCAATGGAGGTGTAAGGTCAATGCTTTGACATCTACTTTGTAATGCATTAATTACCCTGTATTTGTAATTCGCTGTTAAGATAAACCTTGTAATCTTAGCAAACTCTTCCATAGTATTGCGTAATGCACGTTGTGCATCCATGGACAACCCATCGGTCTCGTCAAGTATAATAACTTTTATAGTACCATCTATGCTTTTTGTTTGCGCAAAACTGGTTACCTTTGTTCTGATAGTATCAATACCATTTTCATCACTTGCATTAATGTAGAGGTACTGGCATTCTAAAATATTATTAACAATAATCTTAGCTAATGTTGTTTTCCCCAATCCTGGCGTCCCAACAAACAGTAAATTAGGTATTTCTTTCTTAGTTTTAAATGAATCGATTAGTGATCTATTATTATCACTAATAATAAAGTCAGCTAACTCTTGGGGTCTATATTTTTCAACCCATAAACTATCAAAATTATTACTCATTATTTACCTGACGATCCAAATCCCCTTTCACCTCTTTCAGATTTTTCAGCAACACCCCATTCTACAGGCATAGAGAAGTTTAAATATATAACAAATTGAGCAATTCTATCACCTGCTTTAATTTCATAGTCAGTATCAGATAGATTATAAAGCTTAACACCCGCATCCCCTCTATATCCACTATCTATAATGCCCGGGTGAGCTAAAATACCGTGTTTAAACCCTAGCCCGCTACGTGATTCTACTTTTACCCAATAACCATCAGGTATATATGCAAATTTAAGCCCTACACCGACAACAGCGCTTGATTTTGCGGGAATAATTTTGTTTTCTATAGAGTAGACATCATATCCAGTATCAGATTCATGATTTTTTGTCGGTAATTTAGCAGAATCGTGAGTCTTTTCGAATTTTAACTTAGGAATAAACTGTATATTCGGGTCCATATCATTAGGATTAATATTATACATACTTAAATTATAGTATATAACTATAGAAATTCAATAGTTCCTATAAATATTATTATGAGCGAAGAGCTTAATGAAATGGTCGGCGATCTTTTAGAGCAATTAAAAGACGCTAATAAACAAATTGAACAGGTTAAAAAGACTCCCGAGCCGTTGACTAAAGAAAATATGGAAAAATTTGTGGTTGAAAAAGCCGGTCGCTTGGTAGAAGAGAGTTTAGACGTTATGTCTAACGTTAAAGACTACATTTCATCTGCTCCAGAAAGTAAAGATGTTGGTTCTTTGGCAGAATTAATAGGTGCAACAGCTACTGCTATTGAAACTCTTAATAAAATTATTGTAACTGATAAGCGAAATGAGACACTCATTAAAGCAAAGGAAATGGACATTAAATCGAGACATGAATTAAAAGAAGCTGATAATCAAAATAAGCTTTTAGCAACGAGAGAACAAGTTTTTAAGATGTTAATTGATAGTGCAAATAAGAGTGCTAAGATTATTGATGCGGACGTTGTAGATTAATTTACTTTTTTATCTGAATCTTTTACATTTGGGCTTTCATCACAAGTAAATATATCCTTAAAGAACTGTTTGAAATTTTCTATAAAGTTAGGAATTAAGTTCTTTATTTTATCTTGAAGATCAGTAAAGAATTTTTCGAATTTCTTCTGCATGCCTTGAATAAGCTTTTCAAACTCTCCTCCTAAATCACTTATATCTATATCTGTTATACTATCCCAATCAATTTTACCAATAATTGGAAGTCGAAAATCGCAAAATATAGTGTTTAACTGTTTAGCAATTTCAATAGTACTGTTAACATCAAGGTTTTTCCAATTAGTATTGGTTAGTAGACCTGCAAGCTGAGGGAAAGAACCTGCATCTATTGAGGGTAAAACATTAGGTAAATTTAATGGTGTCTGTAATATTGAAGTTAACCCAGATGCCGAGCCCAGTAAATCGTTTATAGGGCTTGTTAGTCCCTGTAAGCCGGGAACATTATTAATACCTACTGAATTTATCTTTGCAGTAAGCTCAGCTATTTTTTGTTCAGGTAAAGCTAATAAGCTTTGAGCCTCTTGATATTTTGATTCCGCTTGATCTAATAGAGGTATTTTACTACCTACTAACTTCTTTACCTTTGCGCTCTCTAAACCACCGCGAGTATTGCCTTGCTCTAAAAATCTTTTATTTATAGTAGCGGTATCTATAGTATCTTCCCCACCTTGCTCATTATTTGTTTCGTTACACCCATCACACAAACACAATGATTTTTTTATACTTCTATTGCTTATAGGTTCTTTGTATTTTTTAAGGAGTAGGTCAACTTGAACTATCTGACCTTCTACATTAAGTTCAGCATAAAAATCTACCATTTTTTGAAGGTTTTTCTTTTTATAATCACGAGGATTATACCCTGGATTATCATTTATAGTATTAAAATATGAAATATATTCAAATGTAGAGGGAAATTGATTTTTAAATTCATCTAAATAATAAAATTTATTATTATAATGGTCTATGTAACTTGGTAAATCGGATGATCCTACTAATTGAGTAGATTCTGTTTGATCTACACCGCCAAAAAGATCAGTATTAGCGCTAGGGTTTATTATTTTCTCAAAATTATAGTTCTCCATGCTCTTAGTAGTATCTGAAGCAGCTAAATGTATATCATAAACATCATCCTTTAACTTTTGAATAGTTGTGAGTGGTATAGGAAACGGACCACCATAAGCTGTTGTCCAGCCGTTTCCCTGCTCATCTATAGTAAATGTTAAAGAATAACTATTACTTAAAATATCTTTACTATTAAAATCATAATATGGAGATGCGCCTTCGTTCCATTTGGTTATAACATTTGTAGCAAACGATCCCATAACATCGCTGGGTGGTGCTAGGAAGCTATCATCGCTAAACGCTAAGCTCGACTTTACAACCTCGCTTTCTACATTGTAGATTTTAAAGTAGTCAAAAATCTGCCTATTATCGAGACTTAAATTAAGCACTTTTTTATCAAATCCGCTAAAAAAATCTATTCTAGACTGTACGGGGTTAGGAGAAAATGCAGTTCTATTGTAATCCCAAGCTAGCTGACTCATTTTTTGAATTTTGTCAGTAGCTATTTCTGAAGCTTCTGAACCAACGGGTATATACCTACCGGGTGTAGGTAAAAATCTTTTTCCTGGTTCGCGATCTATTCTAGTTGGGCCCCAATAAGCAGAAATACCTGTATAATACCTAGTTTTGCTTCCAGGATTGATGCCTGCTATAACGCCATCTTTTAAAAGATTATCTGCAAATATTTTTACACCTACTTTTATATTTAGCGCTGGATCTTGTAATTGCTGAATAGTAAACGGAGTGCTTTGAAAACCATATCTCATTGCATCATCAGGTGAGAGTTGAAATAACCCGTTAGACCCGCCTCTGTACTTACCTATATCGCCTTTAGCAGTTGTGTTAAACCCTGATTCCCACCCAACAAGCTGAGTCATGTAGCTAACATACGATGATTCTGTACCGTCTATACCATATAACTTACCATCTTTAGGTACAAAGCCTGCTAATTTAGTATTTCTAAATTCATTTCTAATTGCATTGTAAACTGCAGAAGGGCTGACTTTTCCTTTACTATTGGGAACTAAAGAAGTTGTAGATGGTATTGATCTACTAAAAGTACCTGAACTGGTAGAAGTGCCTAAACCTGGATTAGGAGATGCATTACTTCCTAATTGTTGTAAAAATGTACTGTAATCTCTCGTTTGTTCATATGGTAGTGGGATAGCTTGTATAATTTTATTAGTTAGAGTACTAATATTTGTAGCTGTCTCACCTCTTTGAATTGTAGTAGCCATTATCTGCTGTCCTTATTTAGCAATAAATCTTCATAATTATATGTTTTTACTGCTCTTATTTCGTTAAAATACTCATTACTCTCAAATATGTGTTTTACACTTATTATAAAATATACACCTAACAGCTTTTTATTGAATTCGCTAGTATTTGAGGCGCCATCAAAATTTAAACCAATAAAATGACCAGCCTGTCTATGCGTTGAACCGGGTACTTTAAACGTAATAGTACTATTCATAAAAATTGAATTGAATAATACTTTATTTCTACCTTGTGACAATCTTTGCTCAGGATCATTAATAATTGTAAATGTATTTCTTACATTTTTATTAAGATTTCTATATTCACCGGGAAATATATTTTCATAAACATTAGTAAATGTCTTACTAGCTTTTTTAAACGGGTCAACATAATTTTCTTTAAACGCGCTAAGTGTTGCTTGCATGTTATTTTGTGTAAAATCTATATTAAATTGTTTACAATTATGGTCATAGCTATGAACTAAAACAGGAGCTATGTTTTGTTGCGAGATTTCACCGGGTAAAGGATCATAAGAAAAATTATTTACAGTTCCATATTTGTCAAAAAATAGTGCACCTGCGGGTGTAAAATCTACTCTTTCTAGAGTCATTGTTTCTTCAGTTCCTGAAGTTTCAGAATATGCACCAAGCTTAAAAGTTTCTAGATAACTAGAACCTATAACAACATTATTATTTGAAATATTCGTAAGTGCGGTTTTATAAATGTCTGCTAAGCTTTTTAAGGTAAAAAGAGATGAATTTCTCTCTATACTTAAAAATGCTTGGTCAAAATTATTTTTTATACTAGATGTGTGTCTATTAAGTAAATATTCTAAGCAATCTATACCTTTAAATCTAGCTGGTGCAGAAAAAAATACTCTTGTAGATCCAGTATCAAAATTTTCTTCATCAATTTTAATAGGCCATCCATCTTCCTCTTTAAAAAAATCTAATAAAAATGCTTTTAAAGCATCGCCGGTAAAGATTGCTCTTTCTTCATCATCTAATAACGCTACTGATTCGCCGTCTATATTTTGAGAAGTTGAATAGTATGAATTTTTTTCTCTTAAAAGTTCGTAATGCATATCCCAGAAGTATAATTTTTTAAATTTTTGTCCCGGGGAGTTACCTATTACTTCTTCTGTGTTATATATACTAAAAACTATAGATATTAAAAATGCCTTATTGCCATCATCGTCTTTAATAGAATTTTCTACACCTTCTTTATCTTCTTCAAAAATAGGCATAATATCAACAACTAACAAATCTCTAGCATCACCTCTCATCAAGTATCCTCTAGATTTTGTAGTAGATTGTGTAGAATTACCAGAATTTTGTGTTCTCTGCCCTTCCATTTCAACAATTCTCTCTAATGCATCAAAAGTATTGTTGAGAATAATATAGCCTTTGTGATAAAAATTTGTGAACGTATCTTCTATAACTAGAGTATTAATAGCTCCTATTCTTAATTCTTGATATCTACCATCAGCAGTAATTAAGCTAACGTTAAATTTATACGGATTGTTGTTAATTATATTCGTAGTTCTTTTTTCTGAACCAAGAGGAGGCACTTTACCTGCTTTAGGATTTAAAGTCAATTCAGCCATTTTAGTACTTTATTGCTTGTGTTATTTCATTAACAACAGTAGGTACATACTGAGGTTTAATAATTTTTAATAATTGATTTTCTTTAGGTAGCTTAATTGGATTGTATATTTTATTTGTAAGGCAAATTAACCACCACAGTTCTATAGTTTTGTAGGCGTTAAAACTAACTGCTGTCCAAGGCATTTCTTTAGTAACTAATTGATAATATACAAAATCTTCATCTATTTTATCTGGTAAAAACACTGATTGTATTAAATTGTAGTAGTATTGATCGGATTTAGTTTTATACAATTTAAAGATATTTTCATATCTATAGCTCTTTAAAATTGGTAATCCTTGAATATCGCTTTGAAATGTACCGTCCATAGAAGTACTTATCTAAAATATTAAGAACCACCACCACCTGGATTTACTATAGGATTTAAAACAGATTCTGCACCAGCACCTAAAGTTCTAGCTGAAACTATATTGTTTTTGTTTAGTACAGTATACATAAAATTTTTGGTCTCTGGTAATAAGCTTTTTAACGTTATTTTGACGTTGTATGCGTCCGGAACTATAGTGCTTACTGTTCTATTGGTTACCTGGTTATTAAAAAACCTAACTACATTTTCAGGTAACTGTTCACCAGGTCTTACTGGACCATTCTGTACATTAGGGGTAGACGCATCTACATTTATATTGTCAACTAGTTGAAGATTAAAATCAATCTCTCTTCTCGACCCCTGAAAATCTACAGTCATGCTTTGAATATAGCAAAACGGTAAAAATTTTACACCTGGAATTTCAACTTGATATAAAACTGGAGGGTCAACAACAGAAACGTTTTTTCGCGAAGGTTTGTTATTATACATAAGCAAAAATAACAATTCCCAGTTTTTAACAACATCATTAAAAGTAGCGGAACCTGTGTTTATTAAAGGAAATCCAAAAGTAAACTCTTCTCCTTCTGAAGGATAATTATAAAATTTAGCTTTTTCTACAAACGTTACTTGCGTGGGCGCTCTTAAAACACTAGCCATTTGAGCTACTCCCATAACTAAATCAACCCCTTCTTTTAAAAAGCTTAAACCAGAAGCTTGTCCTATATCATCAGAAAATGTATTTACAGCAGCATTATTATAATTGTCAAAGTAAGGTAAGATAAACTCCCACCCAGTAGGTTCTGTTATATATAAATTTCTGTAAGGTGTTAAAAAAGGATTTTCTTTAAAAACATTATTATCATCATCTATATTTAACCCTTCATTTATTCTATTAGCTAAATCCCCCCCGGCTTGTCCGAATGGAGATTCTGATAATTTTTTACCAAATGCTTGTAGCGGTGATCTTAAGTTTTCTGGCAAGTTATTAACAAACTCACCAGCTGCTTCAGCGCTCACACCAAAAGCATACTTTAATTGTGAAATTAATGCATTAGCTTTCAGCCTTTTTTCTGATAATATAATTCTCGGTACTTCTTGTCTAGATTGAATTAATTTTGAATGCGTCCAATAGAAATTTTTAACAACATTAACTACCCCACCTAGGGGTGTAGCAGTACTGCGGCCTTGACCGCTTCCTAGCGGTGTGTTTTGAGGTGATACTAAAATAGGTGGCTCTACATCAACTGTATTGCTCTGCTTAAAATCATTTAATGATGTTGTTCTACTTATTGAAAATACGTGATCCATAAATATTATTTATTAGAAAGGAAAATTGCCTCTAAGAGCAAGATCTCTTCTTAAATCTATGTTTGATGAGGTTTTTTCACTAAAAATATTACTATTAGAATTATTTTGCACTACTACACTTGATGCGTTGTTTTTTTCTTTTAATTCTTTTAACATTGCTAAATTTTCTGTCAAAATTCTTAATTCTTTTTCTTGCATTATTGTTGCAGTTTTAGTGAATTTTTCAAAAACATCACTTATTTTTTTTGTAGTGTCGTTTAAACCTCTTAAAGCGCTTACTGACGATCTATTACTATTTGCAAGGATTTCTGCTAAAGGTCCATCACGCTTTACTGCTAGTAACTCATCTTGTTTATCGAAACGATAAGCGCGGCGCCTAGAATAAAGTGTTCGTTCATCCGAATCTACTAAATCACCAACAGGTGTTGTATTCACTGTCACTTCACGCTCTTTTTGACCTAAGCCTAATTTGTCTTTAATCCAGTCTTTTATTTTACCAAAATTAAATAAATTTGAAATAAAGTCAGTAATTCCTTTAACGAAGTTGACTATCTTGTCGTGAAGCCCGGATGCAAATTCTTTAATTTTATCGTATGCTTTAGATATCGACTCTTTTACCGAATCAACAAATGAAAATATTTTCTTAAAGAACCCTACAATTGATCCGATAACTTTTTTAATTCCTCCAAATAGATCAAAGTTTTTAGACCATTCAGTAATAGCTTTACCTGCGTCCTTATTAAACCAACCAACAACCCATCCAACTATTTTGCCAAAAAAGCTAATAATGTAAGAGAATATTTGATTTACCCATTCAAATATACCCTTAAAAAAGCCTTCTTTAAATGCTGAAAATATTTTATCAAATCTATCTCTAATTTCATCAAAACCAAATAGCTCTAAACCAAAAATAGAAAATATATCGAAGAACCCTGCTATACCTGCTACTAAACCGGTTATTAGTTTTTGTAAAAAGCTTTTATCTTTTAATTTAGGATCGGTAAACGCTTTAAACAGCCCTGTAACTGTTTCTATAATTAAAAATATTGGTACGGCTAACTTTCCTAGCAATCTACCAAGCTTTAAACCTAACTTAAAAAAACCAGATAATTTACTAAAAAACCCCATAAAACTTTTAAATAGTCTCATAGGCACTGACAAGAGTTTTCCCACTTTAAATTTACTTAAAAAGTTAGTTATAGGTTTAAAGAAATTTCTAATTTTTGTAATAAAGCTTTTAACAGAATTAAAAATTGACATTATTCTCTTACTAACAGAATCAAATATTCCTCTACCAATAGTTATTAGAGATTTAAATTTGCTTATAATACTTGCTTTAAAAGATGTAAAAAATGATCTTACAGATTTAACTATAGAAAGATTTTTCAATGCTCTTAAGGCGTTTAAAAATTTTAACTTTATTCCTCTAAAAAGCTTTGTTACAAATTGACCTATTTTAGTTTTTCCTAAGTAAGAAAATAAATTTAAAAATTTTGTTTTAATAAACCTAAAAATGCTTTTAACATCTTTTATTACTTGCATTACAAAACCAGTAAGAATTCCAAATAATAGTGCTAAAAAGAAAAAGAATTTAGACCACGGTCCACTCTTTTTTTCAGGTTTATCATAGTCAATTTCAAATGAAATTATGTTTGAAAATGCTTTACGTATATCTCTTCTTCCATCAGGAGTAATAGAATCTATAGCTATAGGAACACCTTGATATGTTTTTTGTTTTTGTTTTAACCTTCTAAAAGCAGATCTCTCATTCTTTTGCTCAGGAAACAAGCTATCTTGTAAGGATTTTAATACCCCGGGCTTCATAGCCTCGTCAGTTGCTCCTTTTTTAGTTAATAGCCCTAAAATTGTTGTAAGTTGCTGTTGTACAGAGGTGGAGTCGCCTAGCATTGAAGACGTTCCGTCATCTTTCATTAATAATATTTAATGATTAAACCAGGTTAGACTGTAAAAAGAGTAGGGTCTATACTAACGTCTAATTCTTGACCTGTAGGTGTTGTAAAGTATTTCTTTTCAAAGGCTTTTACTTTATTGATATAATCAACTAGCTTTGAATTAACATTGAGAGGAAGCTTTTCGACTAACTGAACTTTTTGCTCAAATACAAGATCATTTAAAACAACTACTGATACGTTAGCACCATCGGAAACTGATACTTTATCAATATACTTTATTAATTCATTCACATACACTTCACCGATAGATTCTTTAGCAAAGTTATCATCATCGGGCAAAGGAGCTAACTTCTTTCTAGTTTCATTATTAACAAAAGTATCTTTTTCTAATGTAGGTATCGATACAGAAATAGATACATTTTCATCTACTAGTTCTGCTTTCTTTAACTCCTCTGGTAGAGGGGTATTAAAATTAGGTACGAAAGAAAGATCCACTTCTTCTTCTTCTATCTGTAGTTTGCTTGAAAGAGATAATACACGTAAAACAGTAACTATAAAATTTCTGTCAGGTAAAAGATAGGTATTTTTTTCTGTTGAATTGTCTACGATAATTTTATTAAGTAGATTTGAAAAAGTTAACCCTGTAATATTTTTATCTAGTGCAGTCTTTACAGCCTCTTTTTGCTGCTTAGTTGTAAGTCCTTTAAACTTAACTTTTTTGTTTAATGAAGGAACATATATTTCATAAATCTTTGCAAGATTGTCTAAAGAAGTAATTGCTGTTGAAAAACTATCCATAAACCTATTTATTACCAGGTTTTGTTTTCTCCAACGCTTTATCCTGCTCTTCGTTAATCTTCTTTACTTCGTCTTCATATATGTTTGCTAAAATTAAATTCTCCATTAGTGTATTTTTGTCAACATAATCCGGATTATATCTACATTTACTAACTAGAAGATATTGTAGCTCTAATATATTTCTAAAATTTGAATTAAACAAAGCTCTTAATACTTCAAACATTGACAAATTAAAGGGTGAAACTGAAAATTGATCTTTTTCTCTAACTCCTACGTCTAAAACTAGATTTTTAAATTCTTTATCCAAATTTTTGCTGTAATCCTTAAGATGAGTTAATATATCAGCGGGTAATACCTCCATAAGTTCAGCATTACTGTTGTAAATTAACCTTTTACCGTTGTAAAATACCTCTGAAATTGTCTCATACAACGCATCAAACGTTGTTTCGAAGACAAAACTTTTTGGAAGGTTCAAAACAACTTCAATACTTTCATCTATTTTTATTTTTTTGCTAAATTCTATATTAAAATCTAAACATTTTTTTAAAAAATTCATTAATGATGCTTTTTTTGTAGTAGTTCCTACATAAAATTCAATTTCCGGTGAAATACACGTACATCTAAGCAAAAATAATGCACAAAATTTGTCAAAATTAGTCAATTCAACATCTTCAACTAAGCATTCTTTTAAAATTGTATCAAAATATTCTTGAATATGTAAATTATTATTGTTAATCAAAAACTTATTTAAAGTTTTATATTGTAAAAAATTTATCTCTTTAAGATGTAAATTTTTTTGTAAGGTTGGTGCAAAATAATTTAAATAAAACGACATTATAAAAATCCTAGAGGATTGGTAATGCTAAGTCCGTTTTGGAAGCTTGTAACTCTTGGTATTTCACCTTGAGATATTCTATTAACTATATCAGCAATAGGCAAGTACAAACTATTCTCCACTGTATAATGTGAATATGTCCATCTAGTATTAAAAGTAGTAAGCTTTGCATCGGTATAATCGTAGGATTGCTCAGAAACTTGAAAAGGCATACAATTATAAAAGTTAAATACTTTTCTAGGAATCATAGAAATGCCTTGAATAGTTGGTGCAAAGTTCATTAATGTCATATTACATTTCATATTGTAAAAGCTTCTTGTAGCACCTGTATCGCCGGGTCTAGCAGCCATACCAAAATGTGATCCTAAAATAACCCAAGGACGTACTACAAAATCTATAAATGAAGTGTTTGTTTCCCTAAAATCAATAACAAGATTAGGCGGTTCTGTGTTTCTCCCTCCTCCTAGTATACCTGGTAAAAAGCCTCTATTATTTGCTACGGTAGCAGATTGTACTTCATACTGTTCTGTAGGAACTGTAACTTCGTGTGCGAACAAACATCCTATAATTTTTTGTAATGGAAAACTTGCTAAAATATTTTTTGCTGTACTAATATCAAAACCTTTTCTACTGCCATCGGTTCTTTCTAAACCTTGTATTACACTAGAAGTAAGAGCTGAAGGATATCTATCAATAACTACTATCCACTGTGTAGAGTTTGGAATAGCAGTAAACCACGATTCCATTTGTACAAGAAAATAATCTCGTACAGAAATAAGTGGAACGCCGGGTATATTAAATCCAAATAGATCAGTTACTTGAGGAGCAAACGAGGGATTAGTACCAGTAAAAAGACCTGTAAAATTTTGACCTAAACCGTTAAGGGCATTGGTAAACGGGTTGTTCACCTAATTATTTATTACCCAAACCTATTAACCAATATTTCTCCAGTAGTGATAGGAAACTGTAGCGACAAATTCTATTGTTTCGCCTGTACCAGCAGCAATGTTGTAGTTAATGGGACCTACGTTACGAACTGATACACCTACTAATTGATACTGAGCAACCTTGTTTAACTGGTTATCAAGCTGAACTAAATCAATGATAGCTGTCTGCTTTGGTGCAAAGTAATTACCAGTAGAGTTAGCATCATTGAAAATATCAATTGACCATTGCTCAAACTTCTGACGAATCTTTGATTGCGCATCAGCATAAAATGTCATTTCATAAGAATCTGAACCCGGATAAGTTACATTACCAGGTAAATTGAAGTTTAAGCCCATGTAAGGAACTTCAACGTTCTTAATTTGACGAGCAGGAAGAGAAGCTGTTTTTACATATACTAAATCATCTTGATCAAACGTTACATCACTTGCACCACCAGTATTAATTGATAGTACACGAAAATTATAATCACGTGCGAACTCGCGATTTGTTGCTACTCTATAAAAGTCAGTTATTAATTGATTTACGTCTGCCATAAAATTATTTATCTATTATGTTACTATCTCCTGGAAGTTTGTTCCGGTTCTAGTGCAATAGAAGTTGCAAAGTATATATTCTGCAGCTCTTACAGGCTTGATATAGACATCAATTATAATGGTATTATCATCAATAGTTTCAGGTGTATTATTACGTTCATCACATATTAATAGATAATCATATATACCTTGCGTATTCTTAGCATTATCGTATATAGGTGTTAAGCTATTGATAATTTGCGTTCTTGTAAATAATGTATTTGGCTCAAACAAGAAGTACTTAACTGTATCTCTTGTTGCAGTTTCTAGATTTAAGAACAATCTACGTACATTAATACGATCGAATGCGCTTGGCTTCTTCTGCAATGTTTTCTGGCCGAAGATTACAAATCCTTCTGAAGGGAAGAACGTTACTGGATTGAGATTAATACGATATAGCTGATCGCGATGTTTTTGCTTGGGATACATTGCTATATCTACTATACCGCTTACTACACCGCGAGTAAACCCCGCCGGTGCATACCAAGGTTGGAAATTGGTATCAGTTGCAGCCATTGAAGCTGCAGCAAATCCTGAGAATGGAACCCAAACCTGTTGATTTGTTGCAATATCAGCTACTTTGGCAACATTAGCAAATACGCATGCATAGCTCGTATCTAAGCTTGCAAATTGATTTTTTAATGACCAATAGATATCTGTAGGGAATGTTTTGCCTGGAATATCTAATGTTTTTAGATTAGCACCCTGTACAGATATATTTGTTAGAGGGTCAGCAATAAACAAATGATCCTTACGACTGTTTGTTAAGTTAATAAACGGTGCAACCACTGCATTATAATGTTGTACACATGTTGGTGTAGTAGTTGGATTCTGAACTGCTAATTCTTCAACTAGACCATCAAAAGGTACACTATCATCAAAGTATTGATATGTTGAGGGGTTAAACGAATTAGCGTATATTGTACCTAAGCCTGCTTCTAATGAAACATTGAGAGGGTATAAATCAACATTAGCCAATTTTTCAGTTGCAGTAGTAAGCTTGGCAGGTATATTACCGATTACTTTTGTAGAGAGATCTTCTTCACTGTAATCACCGAGTGCATACATTGCGTTTGTTGTGCCAAGCTGACTTGCAAGTGTCGCAACCTCACCAGAAGGTGCACCAACACGTGTTGTATACTGTGATGCTGTTTCACCGGCAAGGGGAGTTAAGAGCTGTGAGCTTAGGAAGCGAACTTTCTTAGCAGGGATACCATTTGTATCTAACCAAGTATTACCGCCCTTATTAGAGATGTAAGGGTTAATAATAGTTGTAATGTTAGTAGAATTTTGATCAGCAATCTCAAGGAAGAAGCTAATAGCAGGTCCACCATTTACATTGTTGATTTGTCTATGTGCATCGAATGATGCGGTGTAGCCTTCTTGAAGAACATAATCTAATGCGATTGTATCAGGTGAAAATACAGACTGACGAAGCTTGAATACGCCTAATGCAACTGTATCGTCAAACTGATGTGAAGAGATATCAAATGTAGGGATATTCTCTAGCACTTCTGATACACTGCCAGGAAGACCAGTCGATGTTGCGCTTAAAGCGAAGTTTAAGCGTACATCAGGAATACGAACATATTCATTACCGGTTACTGCTGCATCATTGCTGTTGATAGAAAGAACACTATTAACATCGTTGTAAGGTGTTGCAGGATTTAGGTTTGTATTATCAATTAAACCTAAATATGTTCCTTCAAATTTGCTATTAATGGTTGACTGCGCTTTGTTGAGCACAATTAGGCCTGCAGCGCTAAGAGAAGCTACTGTAGAAAATTCCGTACTACCACCGGTATTAGAAGCCCAGGTAAAACCATCACCCTTCAATATCGAAAGATATTCAGACTGTGTGAGCTGTAAGTGGGTAGGTTCACCGAAGAAATAAACACTGTCATCTTTTGTTAAATCGTTTTCTACATAACCGGATGAGGGGCAGTATACTTTTACAGGATATACAAGAGCGCTATATTCATCGCTTGTATCGATTCCAAGACCTTCACCATACGGTAGTCTGTAAACGATAATTGAAGCTGTTGATTGAAGAGCTGCTTTTACTGAATGATAATGATAACGCTCGGCACCATTTGTTGGTGTTCCAAATACTTGTTCGTATTCGGAAAGTGATGTAATTGAAATTGGCTCGGAAGTAGGACCTCTACTAGTAAATCCAGGGATAAATACTGTAGTTGCTGGTGTTCCTGCGTTTCTTAATGATAAATCGACTTCTTGAATTTGTACACCTGGGCTTTGAATTGTACGTGCCATATAAAGTATTTATGTTTTTTTGGACCAAACTTTTTAATTTTTTTATTTTTTATAGAGTATCAACTTGATCAATTAAAGAGACGTACAGCTGTGAATATGAAAAGGTAAAGAAAGTTTCAACTTCTGTAGAGTCTCTATTATTAAAATTAATTCCGCCAAGTGCGGTTGGAAATGCATTTGAATAGGTGAACTCAACTATTCTCTTATCATATTCGTCCAAAGCATATAAAGATATGTTAGCTCTATACTTTAAATTAAGATCATTAGTAGTATATTTTGCCTCCTGTGTAAGATTATCTTTATCATATAGGTTTATCTTAGCATCGTTTAACAAATTTAGCCATTTATATATTACCCAGTAGTTGTTAAAGCGATTATCAACAGTAAAATTTACGGTTACGGGAGGATAAGGATCACGGGAATGTGAAGATACAGTTAGTGTTTGACCGGCATGCTTTACGTTCACTGCTGGTACTTCAATATCAGGAACAATAACTCCAAAAACAGAAAATTGTAATGCATCAGGAATAATAGATGCGTTGTCGCGGTTTATTTTTTGAGAAATTTCTTTAAGGCCGTCAGGAATATTCAAAACAAGAATAAATTTATCCTTGCGTGATTTATTAAACGGACTTTGAAGATATTGTACTTGGTTTGCCATTTAATTATTTATTGCAACCGCTGCCAGCCTTGTGATTCTAAATCTTTTATTTCATCAAAATTATCAGAATTATTATCTTGTATTACTATAGGTAAAGGTGGAATTCCATCTAAACCCATTTTTTCATTGTTATAAATTGATGCGGGGTTAACAAAATATCTAACACCATAGTCTAGCGATTTTAACTTTAAAGGTTTTTTGTTATCATCATACTCTGCTATTTCAAAATATTTTTCAACCAATCCATTTTCTAAAATCATTAATCCCCACATAAGACTCATTACTCTATCATCCCAACTGTCAGAACCCTGCTTAGCTGCCCATGTACCATTTGGATATCTTACAAAGCCTTTAAGTTCATTTAAGGTGTTAAGATCTCTAATTTTTAAAACTTTAAGCTCAGACATCCAATAGCGCATATTAACTACACCTTTATATTTTGTGTTGGTATGTGCTTGGACTCCTATTTTATTAAATGAAACGGGCCCTACTTTTATTCCGTATGATACGATATTTTCATATCCCAGGGTATTTTTTAATTGATCAACAACTTGTGCGCCGCAATTATTTCTTTCTATCATAGCAAGCGGCGAGCCCCAGTGTTTTAAAATTTCATGTACCTTGGTTGTAAAATTATAAGGGCTAATATTTCTATCATGGTAAGTAGCTACCTGTTTTATTTCTCTTAAATCGGTAATATCTAAAACTTGTACCACGCTTGCAGCTTCACCTACACCTTCACTTATATCAACTCCCACCACGTAAAGTTTATCCGGAGAAGGTTCTTCCCACATAAGGTACTTTCCTTCATTAAAAACAAATCGAGGTTCAGTGCATTCACTTTTCATTTCTTCAAACAATTTTTCATCAATAGCACTTTCCCCGGCTTGTAAAAATACATTGCCAAACTCTTGATCAAATACTTCCCTGCTTCCTAAAGTTTTAATTGTTTTTTCTTTCCATGCTTCATCGCGCCCAGGAAACTCCCACCAATCTACTTTTTCTGCGTGCCAGTCATTTTTACCCTCTATTGCGCCAGTATAAAGCTCATGAAAAAGATTACCCGTACCGTTTGGTGTTGAAGCAACAAATATTTTAGATTTCTTAGACGAAGAAATAATTGGGTATACAGAACTCCAGAATTGCTCTACCATGTGATTGTCAATAAATGCCAACTCATCCAAGATTAATACGTTACAGCTATCACCTCGTCCGGCATCACTGCTTGTCGTCGAAATACCGATGCTTGACCCGTTTCCTAAAGACATTGATGTTTTCCCGTATTCTACAGTTCCTGGTTTAAGATAGTTAGGTAGTTTTTCATAAGCTAACCTGATTCTCTTAAAAATGTTAATAGCTGTTTGTTCTTTATTAGCTACAATTAATATTCTTTGATCTTCAAAAAAACACGCTATCCATAAAGCATATATGGTCATTAAAGTTGTTTTTCCTGATTGCCTAGAAGATAAAAACACTACAAATCTATTATCTCTAAGTGAGCGTAAAATTCTTTTTTGATATGTATGTAATTTAATTTTTTCTTTTCCTCTATCTAAATTTACAATATAAAAATAATTTTCTGAGAAATGTAAAATGTTTTTGCTACATTTTTTCAATTCTGAAACCATGCTGGAAGTCCATTCGAATTTGGCATCTGGGGTAGGTAAATTCTTATTACCTAAATAAAATTGCTTTTCTTTGTTTGACATTACATAAATACTTATATGAATAAAGTGCGTGATCTAGTTGACCTATCAAAGGTTTATGAAGCTGTAAAAGGACCTAAATTAAAAGATTACAAGAGTAAACACGGAACTAAACCTGGAAAACCATTAAACAGTATACCAGAAGTTAAGTTAAAAAAGCCCTTGCAAAACGATGGTCAACCGAAACAACCCTTTTTTCATAAAGATTCAGGACCAGAAAATGCTAATAATTTTAAAAAAGATATAATTGACCCCTTAACAAGCAAAGCAGATAATTTTTATGAGCCAGAAAAATTTTCAGATAATGTTAAAAAAAGTGTAAAGGAAGATATAAATAATTTTATGAAAGATAAGTCCATTTTTGATAAATTGTATGAAGATGTTATGGGAGGATCTCCTGAACAAAACGAGCTTGATGCTCAAGAATTAGGTATCGAACCCTCAGCAGGAGCAGATACAGATGTAGATGTAGCCTCTGATGAAGTAAGTTTTTCACCTCGTGATGTAGCTGAAAAACTTCATGAAGCATTAGGCCATGTACTTGGTGGTGAAGAGGATAAAGCTGAAGACAGTTTAGAAGGTGGAGTAGAGGGTGAAGTTAAAGATGAATCTGAAGAAAATGATGAATCTGAAGAAGATGATAGCGTAGCCGGTGAAGCTGTAGATGCAGAAGAAATTGGACATGCTATTGTTGATGGTGAAAAATTATCAAAGGGTTTAAATAAAGTATCATCTGGCTCTAATGTTGTTCCTTCTGAAGTTTCCACAGCTGGT